ATTTCCTTTATGATGTCCTTTCCGTCTTATAAAATCAGTTGTAGAACCTACATAAATAAAATTTAAATTTAAATCTTTCGGAACTATTTTATAAATAATTGTTTTTGAGTAATCAACAGGTTTTAAAGGCATTATATATTATAATATATCATTATATCTTTAAATGTAATATGTCTTAATATATGTCTGTGATATCAATCGGTGTCCTTTTATCTGGGTCACTACTTCTAAAAAAGTTTTTCAACACGTATTCATTTTTTTTAAAGTCATGTGTTTTATCAAGGTCATTAAACATCATTATAAAGTGGTCACCATCATATACTAAATCTCCTGTTGCCATTCTTTCATTATTAATTGCATAAAGAAATGCCATGCAATACCAACCGCACACTTCTGACATCATTGATTGGATGTCAACCTCATTATAAATTAATTTTAAATCTGGATTAAATCTGTGGACGAAACGTTTTACTACTTCTGGCGGTGCCGTGCCATAACTATCAAAATAATAACATCCTTTTTCATTGCATTGAAATGCTGTCCAATGTGTGCCTTGGTCTGGTTCTCCTGTTTGTGGATTAAATTCATCTTGAAGATTAATAATATATCCTTTATTAAGTTGAAGTTTATGACGTTCTAAACGGTCTTTAAAATCACAAAACACAAGCGGGATTCCCATTCTTTTGCTTACTTCTTCTATCTGTCTATTAGTTAGCATTTATAATAATATATTATTATATAATATTATAATTTTTTATACTTATTTAATTAATTATTAATGTTTTTTCTTTAAGTTTTTTTTCTCTATATGCTTTTTGATATGCTAAGTCGCGGTCTTTATTGTTTAAATAGTTTAGTTTTCTTTTATTATTAGCATATTCTTTATTATTAATATAATATTTAATATTAGTTTGTTTTTGAAGTTCTTTTTTTTCTTCATTACTTAATAAAGGTCTATTAGTGTTTAAATTTGGATTAAAAAAATCATACCAATGTCTCTCATGTTTTAAAGCGTCTGCATGATTTAAACATTCATATGTTTCTATTTCTTCAAAAATAAAATTATTAAATCCTCCTTTTTCTCTTATAAATAAATATAATTTACTATTATAATTTTTACTTAATAAATTGTTACAATTACTTTTATGTAAATAAATCCTATTTATTAAATTTTTGGTGCTTCCAATATATATATTTTCAGGGTATTCTTTATTAAATATTTTATAAATTGTTATATTCATATTAATATTTATATATATATATATAACATTTTAATTTTGATTAATTAAACTAAATAATTAAATTAAATAAAATTAGATGGCAAAAGTGGTTCATCCATATTCCGCCTATATCTCCACTCATCTCTTGCCTCTTTATCAATAAGTAAAGCATCCAATTTTTGGTCGGTGGCGTGTTTATACATATTCATAAATGTTTTTATAGGGACATCTGTTACAAATTCATTCATTATTTTCTTGGCATCTTTTTCATTATCAATTTTTAAAATTACCAATAAATTTGAGTTATCACGGATTACCTTAGGCACTGCATAGAATTTTTGTGCAAGATATAAAACACTAACATTTTTTTTACGACACATTATGAAATACTGACATAAATCGTCTTGATTCTTTTCAAGCACTAAATCATCAATAATTAACATATGATTTTTATCTTTATCATATAAATGTAATTTAGGTAGATTATGTAAACCTTCCATTATTTGGATATCTTCACATACTTCTCTTAAATGGTTATAAAGGGGCTCATCACTATTTTTTGTTAAAATTATACATGAAGCAAATGTTCCCTTACCTTCACAAAATTGTTGTAAAAGGTTCAATGTAAAATTGGTTTTTCCGGTTCCACTTGGTGCATTGACTACTCCTCTAAAAGGTATATTTATATGATGTTTATTAAAATTAGGATTATCATTTTTAATTAATAATCTTTTAGGGATTTTTTCATAAAAATTAATTATTGAACTCTTCTTCTTTTCATTCATATTATAATATATATTAACAAAATAAAAAAATAATTATATTTATAAGATTTATAAATATGTTAAAAAGTAGAAGTAATAAAGTAAGCGATGGGACACATGGACATCATATCCCCGCACCAATACATCATAAAACATTTAATAAAAATCATTTCATTCAAACCCGAAATGCATTAAATCCTAATAGTATAAGCACAACATTACCATCTGCTTTATCTGTTTCAAGATATAGACCACTAAGTAATAAAACCGCTTTTTAAATATTTTTTTTAATTAAAATATATTATTATATTAATATACTAATATAATGTCTCATCAACCGGCACCAATTCCTTCAAGTATTTTTAATAGTAAAAATTTCTCTGCAACTGACCCTTTAAACGGTGGTTCTCCTATGCCTTCTCCGAGCAATTTTGTAGAATATCCTACCGCTCAAGGTGCTAATACATTAATAAGCACAACAATAAATAATTCTTTAACAGTTGGTGGTATATCAACTTTTAATGGTGTTACAAATTTTACAAATGCACTCCCTCCTACATCAACCGCAATGGCGACTTTAAATAATGATTTAACAAATAAAGAATATGTTGATAATCAAATAAGCGGAACATTGACTTTAAATGATGTTTTAACAAATACTCTACCATTTACCGCTCAACAGACTTTTAATAATGGTATTGTTGTAAATAATACACAATCTACATTTTATAAAGTAATAAATGCAAAAAATGGCGTAAATGCAAATTTAATAAGTGGTGTTTCAGGTGTAGGTGATTTAAATATTTATGCTCCAGGTGCCGCTACAGTTATTAATTCGCCTTTACAAGTGACAGGGGATTCAACATTTCTTTCAACGCTCACGACTCAAAATATAACAGGCACTGATATAACAATGAACGCAAATTCATTAACAACAAATACAACAATATTAATGAAACTAAACACATATATTCCATCAACTGCTGGCATTAATTTTGGTGATAATTTTAGCGGAACAAATAATAATGGTAATACATTAATAAAACAAAATACAGGTCAATTTCAAATTTCTAATTTATCGAACTCTAATTTAACAGGACAAGCCACAAATATTATAATTAAATCACAGGCTAGCGTTGGGGATCCCCTCTTATCTACAATTACATTACAAACAGGTACAACATCAGATATTGTAATAAATAAAAATTTAATAACTATGTCAACACTGACTAATTTTGGTTTAACTCCTACCGCTCCGAATCCTTCAGGATCAAATCCTAATGAGTTAATTAATTATGCATCAACTCAAAATTTAATAAGTAGTAATGCTCCAAATTTCGCATATATTAATAATGCAAATTCTTTCACTAATACAAATGATTTTTTATTAAATCCTACTACATCCGCCACTGCAACACTCTCCACACAAATTCCAAATTTACAACAAATACAGGGTTTAATTGCTGGTGGGGGTGTTGGTTCTGCATTACTGGCTGGAAATCCTCAAACATTTACAGGACAAAACATCTTTAATAATTATGCTCCTCAATCTCCTATTGCTCCTACTGTTAATGACTCATTAATTAATTTGGCATATTTAAATACACAATTAATAAATTTAAAAAAAATTATACCATTAAAAGCAACACAAAATATTAGTCCAGTAAGTGGTGATTTTACATATAGTTTAACAATCAATTCATGGGCGGATTATACAATAGATAGTTTTATAACACTCAGATATAATTTAAGTAATAATTTTAGTTATGTTTCACCGACAACACCATCATCATATACTGCTAACTCTTGGGGATATGTTGATATATATCCATATAGATTGGGTTTTGGTGTCGGTGCTCCTTTTTCAAATGTTTTAAATTTTAGTGTTTTAAATAATAGTTTTAATGGTTCCAGTCTATATAATTTAACAACTGGATCTCTCCCTCGTGGTCGTTGGTTTTGGGCATATAATAATACTAATACTACATCATATACAAATCCAGCATTGGGTGCTAATGGATTTTATTTATATATTCAGTCTATAACATCAGGACAATTAAATATCGGGTTATATCTACCGACACCAGTAACAGGAGGAACATATACGAACTCATTTAATATTGAATTAATTTCATCATTAGACAGTAGTAAAATAACAACCTCAGGATTTAGCATTTCAAATTTTTAATTTTTAATTAATTTAAAAACTATAATAAAAATATTATGTAAAGAATATATATAATGTCCCAAAATATAGATACAATTTATAATTATTTAGTTGTTTCTGACACTACAAATAATACAGCGACTACCTTAAATAATACTAGCATAAATTTCGGTTCTAATCTTTTAACAGTGCCTTTAAACACTACATATTCAAATTCTGGCATAACAACCCCTATTTCAAATATTACTTTCGGCGAGTTATTTATTATAAGAGATTCTGTGCAAGCCGTCGCTCTACCAATACCTAATGACGGACTCACTTTTAAAGTGGTTGATACTATTGAAATCGCAAATCAAGAAAATCCTATTGGTGCGACTAAAACAAATTACGGATATAATAGCATAACTTCTTCTAATGGTTTGACTGTAAATGGTTTAACAACATTCTCTAACGATTTAACAGTTAATGGTGCAACTACTACATTACAAGATGGAAATGCTGTTAATTTCACAATTACTGAAACGGGTTCAATTAGGGACTGCCAAGTTTATAATAGTTTTACAACAACACTATCAACACCTTCTACTTTTAATGGAACTTCTGATTTTAATGATACTGCTACTTTTAACGGTTTAACTACTTTTCCTTCTATCTGTCCTCAAACTCCTGTTATTCCTACACTTCCCGATGATTTAGTAAATTTAAATTATCTTCAAAATAATCCTCCTGCGTCTGCTGTAATATTTTATTTAAATAATAGTTTAACACCTACTCCTGCGATTAATACTTATAAATTATTAGGGGCGATTGAAGATGGATTAGCACAAAGTTCAATACCTACAACTATTTCAGGGATAGGGACAATTCAATTTATACGAGGTTTTGCTAATCAATTAATAAATTTAAATGCGGGGTCATTTATACCATCTGGTATTTGGGATTTAAATATTTTTGCATCTGCTGATAATTCAGGAAGCACAACACACATTAATTTATATTTTGCGGTTTTTGGACGCACTTCTTTGGGTGTAGAGACTCAAATTGGAACAAATTCTTCGTTGGTTTCTGTTGATGCTATCACAGTTGAACAATTAAAAATGACTTTAGCTTTACCTTATACACCTATAAATGCTTACGAATCTTTAGTAATAAAATTATACGGGATTTGTAATAGAAGTGCATCAACAAGTATAACAACATTTTTTGAAGGAACTACAACTTATTCACATTTACATACCACTTTTGGGGTATATGTCCCACCATCTATACTTTCATTAAACAATACTTTCACGGGCTTGAATACCTTTTCTCAAACTATTGTAGGTAGTGTTAATGGAAATAGTGCAACAACAACATCAGCCCCTGATTCAGCCTTAAGCTCTAATGTCCCTCTCAAAAATGGGGTTAATGTTTTTACTGGTGCTAGTAATACTTTTAATAATATTATATCTGGGTCTATTAATGGAAATTCAGCAACTTCTACATTAAGTAATTCTACACTTTCAGCACCTGATTCATCTCTCTCTGCAAATGTCCCCTTAAAGAATGGAACTAATATATTTAGTTCTAATAATACTTTTAATAATATTATATCTGGGTCTATTAATGGAAATTCAGCAACTTCTACATTAAGTAATTCTACACTTTCAGCACCTGATTCATCTCTCTCTGCAAATGTCCCCCTCAAAGATGGGGTTAATGTATTTACTGGTGCATCAAATAGTTTTGATAATGTTTTAACTACAACAGGATACGAAACTTTTGTTAATCCTCTGGTAAATACTTTTATAAGTTCTGGGGCAACTTTAGCCCCTCCGCTTCCCCCA